TAGAGGTAAAGCAAGGCTCTGCAAGTGTCGCAACGTCTTCTACTGTTTCTGCTGTCAATGAGAGAGTAAGATCTGTATCAGCTAGTGTGGCAACCGCATCAACTATCAGTGCCAATGTAAATAGAATATTTGTTGTTACTGCTTCTGTAGCAAGTGTTGGCAATATTTCTGCAACTGCTAACTATACAGTCAATGCAGATGTATCTGTGTCTTGTAGTGCAACAGCAAGTGCTTCAGGAATAAGAATACAGCAACCAACTGCTTCAGTGGCTACCACTGCAAGCGGAACGGCTACAGCAAACTTTTTAGTTTTTATCGTTGGCAATGGAGATGCAACTGCAACGCAAGTATCAGCAAATAACTACACAGCAAATTTTGTTGCAACGGGTGATAGTTCTGTAACTGGATTGGCATTAGCTAAAATAGTAGGTGAGGATTGGACTGTCATTGCTGATGGATCTGAGACATGGACACTGCAAGATATAGGTTCAGAAGTATGGACAACTCAAAATGTTGGAAGTGAGGTTTGGTTACAGCAATGATTAAGTTTGGTGAATGGTTGCCCGATCAACCTGATTTGGAAAACACTGGAGTTACAGTCGCAACAAATGTTATACCTGCTTTGTCGGGGTATAGGTCTATCAACTCTTTATCTGCTGTTTCAAATGCAGGAGATAGTATTCTAAAAGGAATATTTGCATCAAAGGACAACGCAGGCAGTGTTAAATTATTTGCAGGTGATGCAGGTAAATTATATGAGTTTGATACGTCTACATCTAATTTATCAGACATAAGCAAAGTTGGTGGCTATTCTCTAGCGGACAATGAGTATTGGCGATTTGCTCAGTTTGGCACAAGTGTTATTGCCTCAGGCGGTATAGGCGAGACATTGCAGGAATTTACATTGGGAACTGACAGTGCTTTTGCTGACTTAGCTAATGCACCCAAAGCAGATTTTATAGCAATCGTGAGGGATCAGGTTTGGACAGCTAATATAGATGAAGGCTCAGGAAGGATACCATACAGAACTAGATGGTCAGGCATTAATGATGCAACCAGTTGGACTGTAGGAACTGATCAGGCAGACTTTCAAGACATTGTGGATGCAGGTGCAATCACTGGTTTAGTTGGCGGTGAATATGCAACGATCTTGCTAGAAAAAGCCATATGTATTGCTCAATATGTTGGAACACCATTGATCTATCAGATTGATAAAGTAGAGACAACGAGAGGCTGTGCTTTTGCAGGATCAGTAGGCAATATTGGAAGATTGGTTTTCTATTTATCGGAAGATGGTTTCTATAGTTTTGATGGCAGACAAATAGCCCCTATTGGTGCAGAAAAAATAAATAAGTTTTTCTACAATGATTTTAATCAAAGTCTTGCCTATAAGATGAGTTGTGCTGTAGATCCAACAAATCAGATTGTGGCATGGTCTTATGTATCTAATGCGAACACAACAACCACCCCTGATAAATTGTTGATGTATAACTACTCAATTCAGAGATGGTCAATTGCTGAGATTGATACTGATTTAATAAGACCATTTTATACTTCAGGATATAATACTGAGGGATTAGATAATTTAGGAACAAACTTAGATAGCCTTACAACACAATTAGACAGCCCGTTGTATAAAGGCGGAACATTCTTATTTGGTGGTAGTCTATCTAATAAAATTCAATCCTTTAGTGGAAGCCCATTATCGGCAACAATTGACACAGCAGAGTTTCAAATAACAAAAGGCAAAAACTCTCTCATAACTCGTGTAGTGCCATATTTTACAGATGGATCTATTACTACTCAGGTAGGTGTTAGGGATAAGCAGGATGAGAGCATTACATTCTCAAGTGCAAGTAGCTTGAACAATGATGGATTTATACCTCATAGATCTCAGGGCAAATATCACAGAATTAGAATGAATGTTTCAGGTAACTGGAACTATGCTCAAGGGGTTGACATAGAAGGTCAGCCGTTAGGCAGAAGATGACAAGAGTTAGTAACTATAAAAGGCTTTCTCCATTAGGAGATGAGCCACGAACAATAGCGACAGTTGTAAATAATATTTTAGATGGCAAAGTCAACTCAACTGGCAGTATCACTTTGACAAACAGTTCAGCTACAACGACATTATCTGATGATCGTATTGGTGAGGATAGTGTGATTTTATTCATGCCAACCACTAGCGATGCTTCATCGACAAATATTTATGTCACAGCGAGACAAAAGGGTCAGGCAACATTAAATCATGCAAATGCTACAACCACTAGATCCTACGAGTACGTCATTTTCGGCTAATGCTGATAGGTGCAGAAAGTGGATTATTGATGCTCTTAGGTATGCTCACAATAGCCATACTTATGAACAAGTTATAGAAATCGTCAAAAGAGGTGATGCTCAGTTATGGGCATTGAGGGATAGTGCGATTGTCACTGAGATAATTGACTACCCACAACGCAGGACACTGCGGTTTTGGCTTGCAGGCGGTAACATGAAAACACTGTTAGAGGTAGAGCCAAAGATAAGAAAATGGTCTATATTATACCGATGTAGAGCGGTTGAAATTATAGGCAGAAAAGGTTGGGAAAAAGTTTTGAAAGATTATGAGCCAACTGCAATCGTTTTAGTAAAGGAATATTAATATGTCAAAAGGTGGTGGCGGAGGAAGTTCAGGCACAGTAAATACTCAGGTTGAACCGCCTGAGTATGCAAAGCCCTTCTTAGAGTTTGGTTTAGCACAAGCTAAAGATAGATTTATGGATGAGATGCCTTCATATTATCCAAACTCAACTACAGTTGGGTTTGCTCCTGAAAGTGATATGGCTCTGAATATGGTTAGAGATAGAGCCTTAGATCCAAATAGCCTTACAGCAACAAGTCAAGACGTTATACAGCAAAACCTAATGGGAACTAATCCGCTAATGAGCATGGCATTTAAGCCTGCCATTGATGCGGTAACTTCTCAGTTTGCAAGGTCAGGAAGATATGGATCAGGAGCAAATCAACAAGCAATGACTTCAGCACTAGCTCCATATGCTTATCAGGCTCAACAAGATGCACTTAAACTTGCACCTGCTTATCAGAACTTAGATGCACAACAATTGGCACAAGTAGGATCTGCTAGAGAGGCTGATGCTATGAGCCAACTTCAGGATAATATAAATAGATATAACTACGAACAAAATATCGGTGATCAGAAGCTACAAAACTATATGAGTTTAGTGGGTGGCGGAACATTGGGTTCTAGCACTGTTCAACCAGTATTTAGAAATCAGGGTGCTAGTGCTTTAGGAGGTGCTTTAGGCGGATCACAATTAGCACAACTTGCAGGATTTAATCCAATGTACGGGGCAATCGGTGGCGGATTGTTAGGGTTATTATAATGGCAGTTAGACCTATAGATTTAGCATTTATGAATGACATTAATAGGGCAAGGACTGGTATGCCATTTAGTCCGAGAGCAACTTATGGATCAACTCAACCTATAGCAACTGATCCACTTAGAATAACAATTAACCCTAATAGTGTTTTGCCAAAGCCACAGTTAGTTCAGCCAAACGTAGCACCACAAAACACAAATGCTTTTTCAGGTTTATTAGGCAATAATTTTGCAGACCCTAAAACTATGGGTTTGTTAGGTGCTTCTGCTGAGTTGTTGAAGGCGGGAGGATATTCAGTAGGTAAGCCTGCCCCAACAATGGGTGAAGCAATAGGCAATGCAATGACTACTGGTATGGCTAATTACTTAGCGGTACAGCAAGCACAAAACAAAGCTAATGCCCCTATATCAGTTGCTAAAGGTGGCAAAGTATACTCAAGAGATGGAAAACTATTGATTGATAATTCAGAGGGCTTCGGTTTTTCAGGTACTGGAATGACAAATCAGGCTTCAAATACCTTATTGAAATTCTCTGAAGGTGCTAAAAATGGAACTTTAACTCCTGCTGAAATGGCAAAATACAAACTAGCTTATGGTTATTTAAATAAAGAAAAAAATATACCTATACCAAATGATATGGGTGGAGTTGATTATATTAAAGAAGCACCTCAAAATTTAGATGGGTTTTTTAACCCTTTTCCTGAAAATAGAGAAACTTCCAAAGTTGGAGAAAAGCCTTCAGCACAAAAATTAAAAATTTTAGAAAATAAACCTAAATTAAATATGATGTTAGGCAATCTTAATAGATACAGAGCTAAGTTAAGCGATCTTGCCCGAACAACTCAACTAAGTGGGGCACTTAGTTTACCAACCTCTGAAGCATCTAAAGTTTCAGCTATGGCAGAAAAGCTAAGATTAGATATAAAGAACTTGTATGAATTAGGTGCTTTGGTTGGTGGTGATTTCCAAATACTAGATAATTTACTCACAAGCCCAACATCAACTCAGGGTCTTGCAATGGGTAGTGGAGGACTAATAGCTCAACTATCCGAGTTAGAAGAGACACTTGTTTCTAAGTTAAACTCTTATGGGGTTACTGGTGATATTGGTTCATTTAGTTCGCCTATAAAAGTTAGTTCTGAAGATGCGTGGAAGAACGCAATTCCTAATTTATATTATAAATTACCTGATGGGAAAATTGTCTTAAAGGGAAGAAAATAATGGCATGGTATGACAATTTAACTGATGCAACCGAAGTGTCTACAAACAATACTAAAACTTCTAAACCCGCCAAAGACAGATCCATTGGTGATTATGCTATTGATATGACAAGAGCAGGAGTTCAGGGAGTAACTCGTGGCTATGGAGATGAATTAGAAGCGGGTGCAAGGGCATTATATGCAAAGTTTATAGAGGGCAAAGATTTTAGCACCGCTTATGATGAGATTGTAAAAGAGATAAGGGGAGACATAAAGTCATTTAGAGAAGACGATCCAGTTAAG